GTCACGCTAAGTCAGGTGCATGGTGGGAGAACAACCCTCAACGAGCTTTGGCTAACAACTCTGTATCGTACACTGAGAAGCCCGACAGCATCTCATTTATGCGGGAGTGGCAAGCCCTAGTGGAAAGCGGCAGTGGTGAACGAGGTATCTTCAACCGTCAAGCTGCTAAGGTACAAGCTGGTAAGAACGGACGCCGTGACGTAGATCAAGACTTTGGGACTAACCCGTGCAGCGAAATCATCTTGCGTGATTCTCAGTTTTGCAACCTAACGGAGTGCGTTATCCGTGCGACTGATACATTAGAAGACCTAGAACGTAAGGTAAAACTTGCTACCATCTTGGGTACAATTCAAAGTACCTACACGCACTTCCCGTACCTCACTAAGGAGTGGAAGGACAACACAGAAGAAGAACGCCTGTTGGGGGTGAGCCTCACAGGTATTATGGACAATCCGTTAACGACATCAAAGAATGGTGGGTTAGCTAAAACACTGGAGCATCTTAAGAATGTCGCTATCAATACTAATGCTGAATGGGCCGAGCGCCTTGGTATCCCTGTTGCTACTGCTATCACTTGTGTCAAACCTAGTGGCACTGTCTCCCAACTCGTTGATTCTGCTAGTGGTATACACGCTCGTCACAGCCCTTATTACATCCGCACGGTGCGTGGAGACATTAAAGACCCGCTGACTAACTTCCTAAAGGATCGTGGCATACCAAATGAACCTTGTGTTATGAAGCCTGATACCACTGTGGTGTTTAGCTTTCCTATGAGGTCTCCTGACAACGCTGTGACAACATCTGACATGACTGCTATCGAACAGTTAGAGATGTGGTTAGCCTACCAGCGTTCATGGTGTGAGCATAAGCCCTCCGTGACAATTAACGTGAGGTCTGATGAGTGGTTTGAGGTTGGGGCTTTCGTCTACAAGCACTTCGATGAGATGTCAGGTGTGTCGTTCCTACCGTATAACGAACACACATACCAACAAGCACCGTATCAAGAGTGTGGTAAATCCGACTACGAACAGTTGAAGTCTCTAATGCCATCTGAGCTTAACTGGGATGAACTTGCAGAATACGAGCAAGAGGATAACACGGCAGGTAGCCAGACATTAGCTTGCTCTGGAGATAGCTGTGAGATCGTAGACCTAGTGTAACCAAAGCACCTGAGCAAGTGTATAAACTGCTTACTAGGAGAACCCATGTACACCATCATAACCCGTGAACAATGTAATTTCTGTGATGCAGCCAAGGCTTTACTCAAGGGCAGTGGCTACCCTTACAAAGAGTACAACGTACATTCCCAAAGCTCAAGGTGGGTATTAACCCTGATTAAGAAAGCTAACATGACCACAGTACCACAGATATTCACCCCTAATGGAAATTATGTCGGTGGCTATACAGAACTAAAGGAACTGCTGGAAAAGGAAAAACGCTAATGGACGACTTCCCTGAGAAGCCCACTAGATCAAGACGAAAGACCAACTACAAGGGGGCCGACAAAAAGTCTACCTCTGGTCTTGTCGCTAAGACTACAAAGCAGAAGGCTCTGATAGAAGCCCTACAGGGGAATAAGCAGGTGTTTATCCTTGGCCCTGCTGGTACTGGTAAGACGTATGTTACAGCAACGTATGCCTCTGATCTGTACATCACAAAGCAGATAGACAAGATCGTTATCACACGTCCCCATGTGGCTGTAGGTAAGGAGCTTGGGTTCTTGAAGGGAGACCTAAATGAGAAGACTATGCCTTGGGCTTTGCCTGTCTTGGATGTTCTGGAGAAGCACCTTGGTAAGGGGACAGTGGAAACAGGGATCAAGAATGGCAACATTGAGATGGCACCTCTTGCACTCATGCGTGGGCGTAGCTTCGATAATGCCTTCATAATTGTCGATGAAACACAGAACATCACACTACATGAACTTAAGATGGTTCTAACCCGTGTGGGAGAGGGTACGACAATCGTTCTCAATGGTGACGTTATGCAGAGTGACCTAAAGGAAGCTGACGGATTATCAAAGGTGATCCACTTAGCGAAGAAGCATATGTTACCTGTGCCAGTTATTGAGTTTGGTGTTGAGGATATTGTACGATCAGGCATCACAGCAATGTGGGTTAAGACGTTCATGGAGGAGGGTATCTAATGACGTTATTCGAGGGGTTGATGTTGTTAAACAGTTTAGTTCTACTGTGGGTGACTTACACTATAGGTAAGCTAAAGATTGACGTAGAGACGTTATACCAAGGTCTAGCTGCTGTTATGGGAGACCTAGACTAGAATCAGAAAAGCCGTAGGCGTCCTTGAGTGGATACCTACGGCTTTTTTGTGTCTTGTATTTAGGTTTACTTACCGAAGAACTTCGATACCGACCTCATTCCTATGCTGGCACTCACGATACCTCCGAGGGAATATTGATACCACTTTGGCATACCCTCAAGTGAAGCAAACCCAGCTTGTACTATCGCATTACCCCAGTCACCACAGAAGGCTAGTATCAGGGGGATAGAGAACAGGAGTGTGATCCACTCGTCTTTCCATGAGTTTTGTGTCGCACGGATAGCTTCTATGTCCCAGTCAATCTCACCAGTTAACTGCTTCTTCTTAATCTCAGCTTCTGTCAGTTTAAGCTGTGTCTTACTGTCGATGATACTAGCAGCTAGTCCACCGATGGAACTTATGATTTGACCTATCATTTGCTATACTTCTCCTCGTGTACAACCTTAGTGGGTGTAACTGTAGTCTTAGACTCTTTACCCATCCATATACCAAAGCACCCTGTAAGAGCGCCCATACAGACCGATACAAGCCCACTCTGGGCTACACTGGGGTCAGGTAACGACATAAACCAATGTACAGCTTGATACGTCAGTACAGTGACTGCCAGCATCATAAGCCTTGGTAGAACTTTCCAATCATCAAGTATCGTCATAGTTAGCCTCTAGTTAGAGAAAGCATCATTTAACAGTATGATCTCTAGTTTCTGAACTTGTAGTGTTAATTCATGTGTCGTTGAGATGTTCCAACCCAGTAAGGCCAGAAGAGCAGCAAACAACACACCCATCATAGCTTTACTATCCATCACCATTTCCCTTGTTTCTTACCGAGGAGATAAATTCCCAAGCCGAGGATACCAATTCCTGATACCACCACCAGTATGCCCAGAGTCCACTCCAGAATAGCCTGCTTGATCTCCGCCTTACGATACAGAGTTGCCTGACGATCCTTACGAACTTGGGCTTCAATCTTAAGAAGCTCGTCCCAAGCCGACTGACCATAGGCAAACTGAATATACTGCTTAATTTCAGCACGAAGAGCCTCCGCTTGTTTCTTCTTAGCGAAGATGTCCATTGCACTTGGGCCTGAGCTTCCTAGTAAGATAGCATACCAAGGTTGATCCTCAGCCCTCTTATGTGCAAAGTTAATGTCAGAGATAGCCCCAGCGAACTTAGCTAAATCACTAGAGATACCACCGATGTCCTTACCTAACTGTATCCCACGTTTAATGGCTGATACGGCTGTCTGAGCGGCAGCAAATGCTGTAAAGGGATCAATCATTTGAACTTAACCTCTATAGGACACACATAGTTATGACTTACCCTGTAAACCCTGTCGTACCAAAGCCCATTCTTCGGGAGACCACAATCGTAGTAACAGTATTGGAACAACTGGTTCCCTCCGTCAGTCCAAGCATGTCCGAAGGAAACAAAGGCCAGTACGCATAGCACTATTGACCCCTATTAGCCATAGCCTCTACTGCACTACGAATAGCTTTAATGTTCTCATCAATCCTAGCCATCGACACAGCCTGAGTATTAACAGCAGACTCAAGCCTTGTGATCCTAGATTGTGTCTCCATGATGTCGTCACGGTTACTTTCGATGTCCGACATCATCATTGATACAGTCCATACTATAGCTGCACCTTGAGTAATGAGACCTAAGATTAACCCTATTGATAAATTATTGTTAATCATCTCTCTGCTCATGGGTACGTCTTTCGGTCAAGTTCAAAGTGAGGTGCATCATAGAAGCTCTTCCAGTCACCACCCCATACGATAGGAATTTCGAGTTCTTCTGCTGCTTCTTTCATAGCTTCAGCCATAAGCTCAAAGCGTTCTAGGTCTTCCCAATCGACAGGATAAGGAACCATGTCTACAGCATGACCTGTGATATGTCGTGAGTTCAAGGTAGTTGACTTACCAGCCTTGAGCAACTCTCGTTGACGGTTGATGTGACGGATACCTTCGATGACCGTAAAGTCAACCTCAGTAATCTCGATTGCTCTCTTAACTACAGCGACCATATCAGGGTTAACGCCTGACAGGTTCTGTAGACTGCGGGTACCTAGTTTGTAGGGCATTATCTATTCCTTATTCTGGTTTAGTAGGCCACGTTACATTGCGAGGAAAACCTGATTGGTCTGTGATGTCCAAAAGGTCTCTTCGGTACTGTGTCCACTCAGTTTGCTTTTCTGTAGTAAGTTCCCCCCACCGCAAAGGGTTAGACACAAGTGGATCAACTTTTGTGCTTAAAAGCCTGTCACGCTCTGCACGAACCTCTGTAGCTTTCCATTCATCATACACCGCATCAGAGGGTGCCACCCAAGCTCCACTTTCGTAAGTGTGCAAGTGAGATGGACGTTTCGTTACTTCAACAGTTCCGACTGGGTATGCAGCAATAATCTCATCCGAAGGATCAGTCATTGTCTCCCAATAATCGCCGTTTGGATTTATAAAGTATTTCATAATGACCTCTAGCTAAGGATGTAGGCTTTAACGCCGGAAGAACCTTGGAAATAATAGTAATGGTTAGCTGGAACAATAGCATCTGCGTGATCCCATGTGCCGCTGTCACCATCACGGTTATCAATGGTAACGTAAGAGCCAGTGGAAGGACCAACTCTAAGATAGCTATCTGTAGTGCTAGTTCCTTTGATATTAACCATTATTGCTCTGCCAGTGGTGTTTTGATACCAAGTGTTGCCGCTTCTAGATGGAGCAGACCAGCTTTGGTTTACGCCAATACTGTCTGGGACTAAGCTATCTATAGCAGCCTTAACTTTAGCTGGCGAGACAAGACTTTCAGTACTACCTGTACCAGATTGCCAAGTAGCTGTGGATTGATCTCCGATAAGTCCTGTAGTTGCACCACCAGTTGTGGCAACAATAGTGTCATTAAGTATCTTAAATGTATCTAAACT